AACTACACTTTCCGAACCCGTTGGCTCTAGGATTTTGATAAAAGCATCATTCGCACTACCCTCAAATCTAGCCGCTTCGTTATTTCCACCTGCAACATGGAAGGGAACTGCGGGACTCGTAGTGCCTATTCCGACTCTCATTGTGCTACCATCTAGCATCATCAAGTCATCACTAGCGGCATTCATCCTGAATCGTATGTCGCCATTGTCTATTCTTTGGTCAATGTAAGATGCCCCTGCTCTATGGAATGCTAAAGCATTGTTTGCCAATAGGGAGTAATAATCATCTGCTTGTAGCCCTACTTGTATTGACCCATTATCCACATGAAGTGTAGTCTCAGGACTCGTAGTGCCTATTCCGAGTCTTGCATCAGAAGTAAGAACCATATTTGTTGTGCTTCCATTCTTGAAAAGCATATCATCATCAGCACGAAGAATCAAATCATCATCAGCACGAAGGGTGACATCAGATCCGTCAGTATTCCAACCTAAGTAAGAACCTGCGGCATCTGCGCTGAGATACAGATACCCTGCTTGACCTGTATATCCTACTTTCGCGCTAGTAGTATTCAAAAATGTTTGAGCATCTTCCACCTTGACTCTTTGTGTGCCATTTGTTTTCAAAGTAATATGATTACCTGCCCCTGACGCAACAATATCCAATCCTGTTCCATCTGTGATGAGTCTGACATCGAAGTCATCAGATGAGTTATTCTTCAAGTCGATGTAAGCACCGGAAGACCCACCCATTTCTATGCGACCATAGCCACTTGCGGGATATATGGCTAACAACCCCGCTGGGTCATATGTCAAGGTCGATTCGACAGATGCCTCATCCGCGTCCTTGTAGGTCAAGATACCATTGGCAGTTGAGCCATCGAAAGCGATTCCTCCCGCGCCACCTGTGTCTATGGAATCTTGCAAGTCATCAATCGTCATGTATTTCCAGGAGGATGCCGACTCATCCCAAAGTATGATCTTGTCATCCGTAGCATCAGTCGATTCAGTCAGTTGAGTCAGAGTTGCAGGGTCGGCTAAACCAAGAGTGGCAGAGTAGGAACCTGAGCCTGTGTTCGTTTCGCTCGCTATCGTGATAGGGGATGTGACTGTGAGATCAACGCCCGTGATGTCGCCCGTGTTGGTAGTGTATCCGTATGACAGTATCTTGTCCTGGACGGCGGCTGAAGTCATGATGGTGGTGTCGTTATCCGCAAAGGACTCCGAACCTGTCTGTATGGCAGAACCAGCTATGTTCGCTACTGCAACACTCTGCAGGAAGCCGAATGAGTTTGCTTCGATGTAATTCTTGATTCCCGCCGCAGTAAGGAGGGATGTGTCGTTGTTGCCGAATGATGATACTTCTGAACTTGTTTGTATTGCTTGTCCGGCAAACTCAGAAACCGTAAGACTACCTACATTGAGAGTGTTGCCCGATTTCGTCATCCCTGTTCCTGCGGTTATCTGACCCGTCCCTGAGAATTGAGCGAACGTCAATGCGGTTGAGCCAACGGTGATGTCATCGTTTGTAGTGAGGATCCAACCTTGATCGCCACTCGCCGTCCCTTCTTCGACCCATACATACAACCCCGCCGTGACATCAGCATCGGCATTTGCATCAGTAGCTCTTGCCCATGAACTAGCCGAAGCCACATAGATACCATTCTCTGAACCCGTGCTTTGGTCTTTGACAAGAACCCTATCATTTGCCTGAACTGATACTCCATCAATGGTCTGTGTCCCGCTAAGGGTGATATTAGCCGTTGTAGCGACTCTCACGGAGTCTTTGGTGTCCAGACCCTGCTTGAGTCCATCAACATACGTTCGAGTCGCTATCGTGCCTGTATCGACATTGAATGTCAGAGTCTCATTACCTGCCTGGTCGGTAGTGAAGTTGCCACCGCCGGATAGCCCTGTTCCCGCCGTAAGGGTGATTGTAGCATCATTGGCGGAAGGCACACCGGCTATCGTGAGTTGTTGAGGAGATGTTCCTGTATTGGGTGTGAGCGTTATGTTGGCCCCTGCTACGAACTTGACATCCTGGGTTCCACTACTCGCACCACTCTTTGTTAAACGCAAGAGAGCATCGTTTGAGCTATCGACAAAGGATGTAGCAAAGACGTTCTGAGTGTTTGTATCTGTGGAGGCTATGGTTAGTTGAGTGCCACTATTCCTGGTGACTGTGACATTGGAACCACCTGTGATGGTGATGTCATCATTGCTACCTGTGCTTGGATCGAGTCTGAGGACAGGATCATTGTTATCGCCGCCCGTCTGTGCAACAAGGAGGTCATAGGTAGTTGCCGTTGTTGATGAGATGGTTATGGTATCGCCTGTCTCTGCAATTTGGACGTTGGAACCTCCGGCAATGGTGACGTAATCCGTTCCGCTTCCAGAGCCACCTGCAACTAGGTTGATTCGAGCATCGCTTCCAGATGTGGAGGAATTGGTCGAGTATGTGGTATCGCTTGATACTATGGTGATGACATCGCTCTCTTGACTGACGGTGGTGTTCGTCCCACCTGCTAGTTTCACGGTGTCAGTCCCACTTCCTGAGCCACCTGCGGTCAAGACGAGGTTTGCCCCTCCTGTGACAGTCGCAGAACTAATTGCATAGGTATGGTTGTCGTTGTCATCCGTTCCCCATGCTATTACGCCATTTGAGCCTGTCTTGAGAACCTGGCCGGAGGTTCCCCTAGCGGTTGGGAATGTAAATTCCGTCCCTCCTGAACCAATCTTCACCTTGCCTGATCCATGAGGAGAGAATGTGATGTCATCGTTGTTATTTGATGTCTTGAAGGTCAAGGGAGATGCTGTTAAGATTTCCCCACCATTTCCTGTTGTGATAATCCTAATATCATAGTCATCTGTGTTTGGCGATTTGAGGTCTATGTATGCTCCTGTATCGCCACCGATTTCTATTGATTGGTATCCCGTGCTGTGACCGGCCCCTATGGTGATTTGTTCACCGCTACCGTTGTCTATTCTCAAAGTCTGACCGTCATATGTGAGTGTGGACTCTCCCTGGAATGTGTCTGCGCCCGTAGCAGTAAGCAGGTAGTTGTTCACTCCACTAGACATGAAGTCGCTAACGTCCACGCTGAACTCGCCTGAACCGCTAATGTCTATTCCTGTCCCTGCCGTTGGAACTGAACCGGCATTCAGACCTATGTTGGTTCGTGCCTGTGCCTTCTGAGTGGTTGTGAAAGATTGAGATGCATCTGCTCTGATCCTGTTGCCAAGAGCCGTGTTGATGGTGGAGAAATACGAAGCATCATCATTGATTGCGGCGGCTAATTCATTCAGAGTGTCTAATGCACCAGGGGCTGAATCAATCAAAGAAGTGACTTCGTTATCGACATAAGCCTTGATGGATTGTTGAGAAGCGGCATGGGTGGCAGAGTCAGATGCCATGTTGTCTTCGTCTTTGAGGTCTATTGTGATGGTGGCCGAGTAATCTCCGCTTGCCGTGTTGGTTTCGCTTTGGATGAGCATCCCCGTCCCTGCGGTCAGATCAACACCAGATGTGATGTCAGCCAAAACCGCATAGCCATAGGACAGTATCTTGTCCTGGATAGCCGCAGAGGTCATGAGCGATGTGTCATTGTCTGCAAAGGACTCAGAACTCACTTGAAGGCTATTGGCGGCTAATTCGGATACGGTTAGTCCACCTACATTGAGAGTGACCGCACCTGCGGCTTGATTTGCAGTAATCCCTGTGTTAGCAGTTATGCTATACACTACGCCGGTAGTGCTCGTTCCAATGGCAACACCGTTGATAGAACCCCCTGTGATGGATACATCATCCGAATCCTGAGTGGCTATTGTCCCTAACCCCAGGGATGTTCGAGCCGTTGCACCGCTTTCTGCCACCCAATTAACGCCATTTCCTACTATGAATACGCTATCAGAGGGGGTCATTTGGGCCAAAGTGGTCAAATCTCCGTCATAGGTCTGATATGTATTGGCTCCACTTACTGAGCCATCGGCTGGATTGACTACAGGATCAACTGCGGTTGCAAGCAAGCTGAACGTGATTATCTCGCATTGCAAGGTGTATCTGAATAGCTTCTTTGAACGATCAGAGAGGTCAGTCCTGGTCTTGTAGATGAGTCGGTCAAAGTTATTGTTGTCTCCTTTCCTGAAAGCATGAATGATTCGTCTGACTTCATCACGCATCTCAGATAGCCTTTCACGACTATCTACTGTCCTACAATCAATGGTGATATTGACGTGTTCATTCACATAATCATAGATGAGTTCTGGTTGAGCCTCATTGTGAGCCGTCTCGAAGATACGGATGACATCGTTATCGAGCATCCTCACTCGCTTCGCATCACCCTTGTCCAAATCGGCAATATCCTCTATGGATGGTTCGGGAGGCTTAGACCAATTCGTCACGAGAATATCTCGTAAAGCCCCTATTGCATCCTTAGCCACTCTTCGATGCCCCCTCTAGCTGCTCCTTCGCCTTCCTCCATGCGACACGATGAGGGTTATTCTCCATTTGCTTTGCAACATTGGCTTCAATCTCCTCTTCGGTGTATCTGAGTCCATCCATCTCAGACATATTCTTCTCCTCTGCCAACAGTTTTGCCTTCATGCCAGGCTCTGTTTTGGCGATAGTTTCACCAGCATTTGTGAGTTGCTTTGATGCTTCTCGCATTTCTTTCAATTGCTTCAGGAATCCAGGATGCACAGATCAACCACCCATGCCCGCAACTATGATACCCTCCTGGTATGGAATCAGTATCTTCTTCACTTCTTCCTCTAACTTCTGTATCTTAGATGGGAGATCCACATTTTGTGTCCCTTCGGGGAACATAGCAGTATAGTCATCCGTCATCATGATGTCCAATGCTACCATCTTGGTGCAAGCATCCTCTATTGCCTTGTCGAGATACCTCTCTCCATAGACGTATGAAATCTTAAGACTGTGATTCTCAAAGAACGGATATTGGTTGTTGAACATGATCGCCCCGTTGTCCTCCATAGCCCACCAATCCTTCTGCCTCTGCTCATCAGTTGAATCGCTGTCGAATCTTGTCTGGTAAATCTCAGTCACATTAGCAGATAGGCCGGATTGGAAATTTGATGTCAAATCATCAACAATGGTTAGGGCATTGCCATTCCTGGTGCATCGTGCAACTTTGATTGCGGTTCCTGTCCCATAGTAATAGAGGCCGTTTCCTTCTGTAAAGGCAGAACCATCTGTGAGATTGAAAGTGCTACCTGTCGATGTGGCAGTTGAATTGATGGTGTTGCAGAGGCCAAGATCGAAGGAGCTCAGGTTTGTGACCGCAATGGTAGTGCCTTCTCCCTCATCTGTCGATCTCATGCTACTGATGAGGACTACTCCATCTCCGTCATCGCTGTTTGCAGTAGCGATGAACTCATGCGCGACATTGAGTGCCTTTCCATTCTCAGTCATTGTCCCTATCTGGATAGCGGTCTTCCCTGTCGAGTCATCTTGATTGATTAGATTGCCAATCTCACCGGCAATTGTCTTTACTCCGAAGTCTTTACTCCAAGTAGTGGCTGATGTCCCTGTCTGGAGAGTTGCAATATGGGCTATGTTTGGACATAGGTATATCTTGTCTGAAGCACCCAGGAGATGGGGGTCTTTGAGAGTGAGTTGCACTCTTGATGATGCTAACTCCCTGTAATGATCCCCCTGCCATACGCCCATTCGCAGGACTCTTTGAATGGGTCTGTTTCTGAGATAGACCGCACCAACATAGTCTGTGTAGTATCTGCGCCTGTATGGCTTGAAGGTAGTGAAGTTCTGATACTCATCGACAACAAGCCTGGGTCTCCACGCTATTCTGCATATTCTGTCGATGTAGTCTTGCCTTCTCCTGATCAGATGCTCGACTTGGGCTTTACTGATTCCCCTCTGAGATGAGTTAGATAAGATAGAAGCAGGTTGCACATACGCATCATTTGCTTTGGTGTAAGCCGTCCCAGGGTTTGTTGCTTTGAGAGTAATGCCCCCACTCGAACCTGTTGATTCAATCCCTGATATAGTCAAACTACTTCCTAATGCATCCACGTTGTCATAGAGAGTGATGGTATCTCCTGTTGCAAAACCCCATCTTCTGTAATCCGCACCTGCAATTGGCATCTTGATCACCGTTCCACCCCCCTCTGAAGCAGTAGATGTGTCTCCTATCAGAGCTGTTGGCTTGGCATCGGGCAATTGGAGGTATGATTCGACCTTAGCGACTGTGGTATATACCAAGTCATCAGGATAGAGGGGTTGGTCGGGCCTATGCCCTGGAGTGAATGTGCGTGGCATTACTGTTCATCCTCCTTAACTCCCCAAATTGTAATCCATGTCTCCTCCGCATCCCGCGCAACTTGGAGTCCAACAGAAATGGAGTAGGCCACAGGATAAGCATCGAGTCCCTGAACCGATGTTTTGAATGTCATATCTCTCCCTTCCTCTTATCTTGACGCGAACGGTTTCGGCTCTGTCCAGGTTCTCCTTACTGAAAGGAGAATCGTCTGTCGCTATGGAACCTTCGTCTGTTGCGATCTCTGCCATCCGAACCTTGCGGCGGCGTTCTATTGCGTGTGCTTCTTCAAAGCAAAGTTCGTCTAGTTCGACAGACAACGGCAAGCCCCCGATTAGGCTCGTCCACCTGTGACTGTCACATATACTGTCTGAGCCGATAGTGAAGTCGAACCATTTACAGCGTCCAAAGCCGTGCCGTTCGCACCTGATTCGTATGCAAGGAGTTTCTTTGCAGACCTGTCATAGTTATACACATATCCTCCTATGTCTGACTCAACATGGACTGTTTCGATATTTGACACATATGCGGTGAGATCTAGTGGCTCACCTGCTGTGGGCCAATTTCCCGATGGGGTTAATTTCAGAGCAACAGTAAGCCTATTGCCCGTCACATTCGTTCGTCCAAGTTGCTCTACTGTGAGTGCCATACTGATACCTACGTTATTTTCAATCCTATTTAACCACTACTTTACTCATGAAGGATGACGATTCGTGCTTTGCTTCCCGTAGATGCCGTGAAAACCTTGCTCCCCCCTAATGCTAGAGTGAATTTGACCCTACCACAAACCGCACCATTCCACGATCCAGCTACTGAACCAGGGCTTGTCACAGTCAAGTGAACTCCTGCAGTATCTGTGTTGGCTCCCTCTGCTATCTGGAAGTGTCCGATTAGATTAGTCGCATTCCTGAAATCGAGGCTGGAAACAGTATTGCAGTAGGGATACTCAGTAGCACCATCCATCGAGATTGCCATAGAACCCTGAGAGTTAGTAGTAGCCGTGCAATCCATAGCTGCCATGTCTAATATGATGCGAGAGATTTTGCCATTTATGTCGATAGTCCCACTTATGGAACCTGAGCCATCCGATTCTATGTCTAGGACTCGGCGGTTGATTCGAGAGCGACTTGCATATCGGCCTACGCCATCATCAATCTCAGCCGTCACTCAGATGCCCCCGTGATATGTTCACGGGCCTGAACCGTCATAGAGGCTTTAGTCGATCTATTACTAATCGCTATGCCCTTCTCGGAACACCAAGACATCATCTGCGCCCTTGTCATCTTAGAGTCAAAACCGGATGCCGCCAGGAGGATGTCCACATCGACTTCTTTATCTGAGATAGGAGGCAAGGGAGCTACGTCCTCAACAACCTCTTCCTTAGTTGGGAGGACTGTCTCCTTGACTTTCTCAACTACCTTCTGTGGTATCTCGGTGACTTTCTCGATTTTGCCCTTCTTTGGCTTTTCAATGGTGGAGGCCATTTTCTTTGCCTGGTTATCATCGCTTCCGACAACCTTCCAAGAAGTCGCTCCGTTCTCTATCATGGGAATGAACTTGTCACGGATTAGATCCTGTGGAACATCATCCCTAGTCATCCCTCGGGAGAACCCGATGACGTGACTTCTGCTGAGTTTGATCTCGCAGTAGGGTCTCATCCCAATGTATTGGAGGCTAAGAGCCATGTTGGCTCACCTTCACCTGTATAGGATAGTCAGTCTGTAAGTATCTGTGCCTGTGCTTGCCGCCGTTGTGAACTGAACCTCTCCAGACACGATGGTCGGGATGGTTGGTTCCTCAAAGCCACCAGATAGATTCTGTATTCCAAGAATCGCTAGTGCCGAGGTTCCATCGACTCCGGTGATCGTGGTGTCGCTGAAGTTCAACTTGGTTAGGGTTGAGGCTGAGATGCTTACTAGATCAACGACTAGGAGATGAACTGCTCCCTGAACGCTGTTGCTTCCCATTGGGCTTTGTAGCCAATCTGTGTTATCTACTGCTCCCATCCATAGACGGGCATCCAATACTACGCTGCTTGTTCCTTGTGTGATATTTGCTGTTGCCATATTTTTTCACTTCCTTTTTTCTCCATCAATCTCCGAACACCTATGCGGCGATGTCCCTCACCTTTCCGTGTGCTCGGTAGAATAGTTGCCATAGGTCTCCCATTGTGTGGAACATACCCATCTGTCCTAGCCTGTTGATCCCGAATGGGTCGCCTGTCTCAATACCGGACTCGTGGTATAGGGTTGGCTTGGCTGTGCAGAAATACATATAGTCAGAGTCGATGAAATACATTCTCGACAGTTCGCCTGAGTCTGCGTGAACATCCTTAGATGGAATTAGTGGAACGCCGTTGTAGGTAGCGACCACGAAGCCCGCCTCCATGCCTGGAACACCCTTCACTCCATTCACGCCTGGGACTACTCTCTTCATCTCGGTGAATCTCTGCTGAGGTTGTAGTAGCTGCTGAACCTTCTCAAGAGTATCGTAGCCGGTTAGGATAACCTTTGGCTGTCCACCCTTCTCCCATACGCTTCTGAACATCCCGTCAATTATGTTCAGACTGAGGGCGCGAGGCAAAGCCGATGTGCTTCCTGCGTCCACGTTCGCGTCATACCATGACTGTGAGGAACCTGCGCTCCTCGTGATGTTGTATTGGTTGTGATCTGCTGCTAAGGTCACGAAGTCGGTTGCCGTCTCCACGAAGGAAGAGGACAAGCACCTGTCAAGGGACTCGAAGTCGTTCCCTGCGGCGTTGTCCACATCCTCTAGTAGCATGACGTTGATCTGCTCTGCGTGGTGCTTTGCCATCTCCATCTTCATTACTGCCCTTGCGTCTCCCAATCCGTCATCCTTGTCAGCGAGGAACATTGCTGTCTCGCTTAGGTCGAAGGTGTGAGCCACAGTCTTGGGCTTGGTGCTGACCTCTGCGAAGGTCGGCTTGGTGGTTTCTGGTAGAGTCCCGTTCTCAGGT